GTTTTTGATCTATAAGGGCAATACTAAAACCGCCCCTAATATCCTGTTTTCCGAATTGAACCTCCGTAATAGTTCTGGGGTGACTTGACCCCCACAACTTGCCCACAAAAAAATCAGCAAATTCTTTTAGTTGATTTGCCCAATAATGCTTATTTTCTCCGTTTAATCTCATATGATTTATTTGATATGTATCCTTCATTATTGACCGCCTTTGTTAGCTTGTTTACATAGTTCCGCAGTTCGTTCAGCTTTGATACCTAAATGTATTAAATTTGTAATACAATGGCTACCAACTGATTGACCATATTTACTAATATAATGTTGCTCTAATACCCTTGCAGGGATAACTTTATTGTTATCACAAGTATTACAACACTCACCAAAATAACTAATAGGATAAGGGTTTGCCCCTATGCCATTAATTTTATTATTACATATTATACAGTTCATTTTTATATCCCTTAAGTTAAGTTAATATAATGGATACTTTAAACATTTTTTTAGTTATGTCAAATTTTAAGCCATGTAATTTTTGCATAATGGTCTTTAAAATGGATCTTCAAAAAAATCACTTTTTGCATAGCTTAATATTATAATTAGAAAGCAACCTTTATTTGACATAACTAAAAAAATGAATAATATATCCATTATATTAACTTAATAAATAGGATGTATAAAAATGGATAAAACAATTGCACAGGAAACAAACAAAATAAATATAGTTCCAACGTATGAAAATTTATTTATTACATACGTTAGATTATATTCTAAAATGAATGAGGGTGGAAAAAAACAAATCGAGATAGAATTTTCTAAATATGCAAAAAGATTAAAAGCATATGACAAAGTTTTATTAAATGATTTAAATAATAAGGACGGTAAATAATGTCTAAAGAAATAAAACTAAAAAAATACAGTCTTTATACTTTTACAAAAAGTAAATTAATTTGGACTGAAACAGAAAATATAAAACAAGCTGTTAATAATTTTAATAGACGGTTGAACATAGACAGTAACGGTTACAGTCATAAAGAATTAGAATATGTTTTTAATCCAATAAGAGTTATTACAGTTGATAAAACCGACCACGAACCAGAGCCAGAGATTGAAACATTTGAAAACGGTGAAAAAATCTTGGCTTTTAACTGTAATAAATTAAACAATTTAATCTTAAAGGATTTATCATGAACTGGAAACAATACATTAAAGACTGTATCAAGGTAGGGTTAGAAAGCCCTATCCCCTACAAAGTAATCCCATATAAAAACGGCATTGGAATTAAAAAGATTGTATTTATTAAACCAATTAAAAACAATTCTTTATAATGTATAATATACTTTTATATAGTGGCTTTACTTTACTTGCTTTGGGTTTCATCTTGTTCCTTGTTTCAATACACTTTGAACGACAGCAAGATATTAAAATGTTTAAGCAAGATCAATTAACAAAATCATTTAATAGACATAAAAATAATTAGAGCATAGACCATAGGGTATAGACCCTTGACACCCTTGACCGTGATGCATGGTCGAGGGTTTTTTTTACACTAGCCATACAACCTGTGCGTGTGCCTTGTTTTTTGTAGGGGTCTCATTGGTCGCTTGATTTTTTTTTGCTACATAGAGTGCGAAGCACATTATTAGAAGTATGTAACTAAATGTTAGTATATATAGTCGGATATGAATGGTTTCAGAGCCTAAATTCATTATTGCTTTATAAAACAATAAGGAATACAACAATAACTGTTACCAACATTCAATAAAAAATTTTATAAAAAAAATTTTTCAAAATGCAAATAGATTTAGATAAAATAAAGAAGCTACCCCCTGACGTACGTAAAGACTTCATGAAGATGTATCTGAAGTTAGGTGAGGAGAAAAAGAAAAAACTTGCCCAAAAAGATTTCTTAAGCTTCGTTAAACAGATATGGCCTGAATTCATTGAAGGCGAGCATCATAAAGTTATTGCAGATAAATTCAACAAGCTAGCGTCAGGCGAGATCAAGCGATTGATTGTCAATATGCCACCCAGACATACGAAATCAGAATTTGCGTCTACGCTATTACCTGCTTGGATGATCGGTAACACACCTAAACTAAAAATTATCCAAACAACTCACACAGGAGAACTTGCTGTAAGATTCGGACGTAAAGCGAAAACACTAATTGATTCCCCTGAATATCAAGACATTTTTAAAACTAGACTACGAGAAGATAGTCAGGCTGCAGGAAGATGGGAAACCGCTCAAGGTGGAGAATACTTTGCTGCTGGTGTTGGCGGCGCTATAACAGGCCGTGGTGCGGATTTATTGATTATAGATGATCCACACTCGGAACAAGACGCAATGAACATGTCAGCTCTCGAGAGGGCTTATGAATGGTATACATCAGGTCCACGTCAAAGGTTGCAACCTGGTGGAAAAATTGTTTGCGTAATGACGAGATGGAATACTAAAGACTTAACTGGAGTCTTATTAAAGAATCAAAGCGAACCTAAATCAGATCAGTGGGACTTGGTTGAGTTTCCAGCGATCATGCCATCAGGTGATCCTGTTTGGCCAGGCTATTGGAAGTTAGATGAATTAGAATCGGTTAAGGCATCACTATCTGTTGGTAAGTGGAATGCCCAGTGGATGCAGAACCCAACTTCTGAAGAAGGTGCAATTATAAAACGTGAGTGGTGGCAACATTGGGACAAAGACGAACTGCCTGCTTTGGATCATGTCATACAATCATACGATACCGCCTTCATGAAAAAAGAAACTGCCGATTACTCTGCAATCACTACTTGGGGTATCTTTCGTGAGAATGAAGATAGTGCTCCACAAATGATTCTACTCGATGCCATGAAGGAAAGATTAGAGTTTCCTGAACTACGAAGAGTGGCTAAAGAACAATATGATTACTGGCAACCTGAAACAGTTCTAGTTGAGGCGAAAGCATCTGGATTGCCTTTGACTTACGAACTACGGAACATGGGTATACCTGTTGTCAACTACACACCATCACGTGGAAACGATAAACATACCAGAGTGAATTCTGTTGCACCTTTGTTTGAATCTGGTAAGATATGGGCACCTACGGATAAACAGTTTGCTCAAGAGGTAATGGAAGAGTGCGCTGCGTTTCCCTATGGTGATCATGATGACTTGGTTGATAGTATGACTCAAGCTGTTATGAGATTTAGGCAGGGAGGATTAATTGGGCACCCAGAAGATTATAAGGATGAACCGACTCCTAATAGAAAATTTAAGTATTACTGGTAAACTATGACATTAGGAAAAAAATCAGGACCACCCCCAAAAAGAGGACCCAATCCACAAGGCTTGAATATTAAGAATAATACTGTTAAGACAGTGAAACTGGAGAAATTAAATGGCAGAAATAGACAAGGCTCTTCCAAACGTTGAGCAAACTGTAAACATACCAAGTCCCGATGACATTGAAGTTGCGGAACAAGAAGATTTAGAATCGCAAGGCGATGGTTCTCCTGATGTTCAAGAAAACGAAGATGGTTCGGTAGACATTAATTTTGAACCAGGATCCGTGAATCCAGGTCAAGACGAAGGTCACTTCGCGAACCTAGCAGAATTATTACCAGACGATGTATTAGATCCATTGGGTCATGAGATGTCTGAAAATTACACAGATTATAAATCATCAAGAAAAGATTGGGAACAATCTTACGTTAAAGGTTTAGATCTTTTAGGATTCAAGTACGAAGAATCAACACAACCATTCAAAGGTGCAAGTGGTGCAACCCACCCAGTTCTCGCCGAAGCCATTACTCAATTTCAATCATTAGCTTACAAAGAATTATTACCATCAGGCGGTCCTGTTAGAACACAGATGGTCGGTATACCGACAGCAGAAAAAGAAGCTCAATCTCAAAGAGTAAAAGATTACATGAATTACCAAATCATGAATGAGATGAAAGAGTACGAAGCAGAGTTTGACCAAATGTTATTTTACTTACCTCTATCAGGTTCAGCTTTTAAAAAAGTTTACTACGATGAAGTTATGGAACGAACGGTTTCAAAATTTGTACCCGCAGATGATTTAGTTGTGCCATACACAGCAACATCATTAGATGATGCGGAATCAATTATTCACGTTGTTAAA